ATGATTTTGAATTGATTGCATTTGACTTTGTTAGCAATCCATCAACCAAAGGTGCGTTTATGTTTCCATCTGGAGAACAATCTTTACAAGAAGGAGTTGTAAAAAACCCATTAACAAACAAATGGGAGAATGTAGAAAATCTAATAAGAGACATTTTAGGAGAAATTAAATAATATGAATGATATTCTAGCAGAAAATATTAAACTTAAATCAGATTTACAATATGATATTTTATTTGAATCAAAAGAATATTATGGTTTAGATTCTAACACCAAAACATTCATAAAAGAATGTTATGATATGGGTGTAAATCGTTCAATTTATTTGCATCAACAAGATCAAGCATTACTTGAAAGTATTGATGAAGGATTGTGGGATAGAGTAAAAGCAGGCGCAGCTCGTTTTGGTCAAGGTTTAAAAAATGTCACCGGTGTTGGTCAACCAAATGCAGATAGTAAAGATGCGGGAGTTGATTCATTATTAAATTCATTTAAACAAAAGTTTGAAAAGGCAAAACAAGCTAGTGCTCAACCAAATGGAAATCAAACTGTTGCAACTGAATTGACAAATGATTTAGAAAAAATAGATAATGCATCTAAATCTGATAATACTCCACCACCTACACCACAACAAGCAGCCGCAGTTGTTCAACAAAGTACTGCTCCTAAAGAATTAAAAGATAAAATTTTAAATGCAATCAAACAAAATCCTGGTAAAACTAAATTTTTGTTAGGTGCATTAGCATTTGGTGCTGGTGTTGCTGCTGCAGCTGCTACTGGTGGAAATCCATTAGTAGGTAAAGCCGCTGGTGCATTAATTAATGGTATTGGTAACGCTGCTTTGGCTAAAATTCAAGGTCGTGGTACTGGTGATGCTGTAATGTCTGGTTTGGGAGGTGCTTTAGCCGGTGCTTCTTTGGCAAGTTTAGGTGCTGGAGCAACCAATTTATTGGGTGCTGCTGCTGAAAAAGGTGTTGATGTGGTAATGGGTACAGATGGAAGTGCATTGCCTGTAACAAAGACTGCAACTCCTTTTCCTGGTACTAGACCAGAAGATATTGTTCCTGGTAGTGCAAATGATCCAAATCAAGGAATGTATCAAGGAAATCCAGCTTCTGCTGGGCCAGGAAACTGGCAATCAGGTGCAATAGCACCGGAAGATCAAAGATTGCCTGATACTGAAGCACCAGATACAAATCAATATGATGCACAAGGTAATAGAGTTTATCCACAACAAGGATTTGCTGATACGAGTGATGCAAATAGTCCAGAAGTACAAGTTACACAACAACAAAGTGCGGTATCACCAGAAGATTTAGGAACAACTAATGCTGATCAAGACGCATTTGCTGATACAAGTGATGCAAATAGTCCAGAAGTACAGACAACACAACAACAAGTTGCAAATACACCACAAGGTGCAGCACAACCAAGATTTAAATCGGCATTAGACCCAAGATCTGCAAGAGTTGCATTTGACAGATCTAGAGGAGTAATTAAAGAAGAAAAAATGTTCGTTAAATCTTATAACAACACATATACCATTAAAAAATCTTTGAATGAAAATATTGAAGAAAAATGGAATGAAGGTGTTGAAGAAACACTTGACGAATCATTAAATCCAGATCAACAAAAAATATATGATGAATTTTTGACAGATTTGGGTAAAATGTTTAAACAACCAAAAGATCAAGTAATATCATTTATGCAAAGTCAAGGAACAAGATTTAAAAATGTTCTTGACTATATTAATCAAAATGTAACACCTGCTGCACCAGCTGCACCACCTGCACAACCAAGCGGTCTTCCTCAAATTACACCTCAACTTAAACTTGATGTTGATACAAAAATCAAAACATTGTTGTCTGGTCTTACAATTTTAAATCCAAAAGTTCAAAAATTATTAAAGAAAAATCCAACAACAAGAGTTGCAGGTAACAACGCAAGTTATGTATTTAGATTAACTAATACGGGAGATATTGCTTTTATCATAAAAGGATGGCTCGGTCAAACTTCATTCTTATATCAAGATAAACCAACTGTTGCACAACAAAATGCTCAACAAGTATTGATTAAAGAAATTGCATATAAACCAATTGATACATTAAAAAATAATTTTATCGTTCAATTATCAAAAAATTTGGCACTATATTATAGTCAAAAGTCACAATTAGCAGGTCAATTAAAACAAAATCAACTTGAAATTGTAATACGTAATCATTTAACACAAGTGTCAAAAACAAATCCAGCATTTAATAAATTGTTCAGTAGTATATTAGTGTTATTAGATAGTGTATCTACTAGAATGAAAGCAAGTAAAACTAAACCAAAACAAATTTGGATTGGTATTACTAATAAAGGAATGGGATTATTTACAGGTTTGCCAAGTAAGAAAAAAGTTCAACCAGGTAAACCAGTTATCCGTAAAAAACCATAACATTTATAAATTAGTATAATATTTATATCATATGATTAAATTAACTGAAATAGCAGAAACATTGGGAATTAAAAATCAACCCCAATCTCCACAACCAGTTCCACAAGCTGTTGGAGAATCACCTGCAGCAGTAAAGACACTTACCAAGGAAGAAAAGAAAGCTCTTTATGAATTGGTACATAATTATAATGAATATGGAAAAGTTCTTTATGAATATCATCAATTGATGAAAGTTGCGGAAAATATTGATAAAATATCACAATATGCCGAAACATATGCATTGAATGAATGTGGTGATTGGATGCAAGAAAATACTGCTATTCGCCATTTCAAAGAATTGAAGAAGATGTCTGAAGCATTTAAGAAAAATGCTGCTAAATGTCAACAACAAAACAATGAAATGGTCAGTTTATATGAAGATATGGGCAATATTTTAGAAAAATATTTTGAAATTAAAAGTCATTAAAACATTATAAATAGAAACGAAAAACCCCACTTTTTACAGTGGGGTTTATTTTTTTAAATTTCTACTGAACCAAGTTCATCTATTTTATTTAACATATCACTGAACGATTTAAATAAATGTTTGGTATCATTTATTAATAAAATATAATCGTCATCTGTTTTATATATTTTATAAGTGTAATCATCCATGTCTTTTTGATTTTTTACTTTTAATACAAGTCGTGCATCACCTTCTGGTTCAAATCCCATTCCATATAACATATCTAATTCTTTCCAATCCCATCCATTTGGATGATCTATATCATCCAACTTATATTCTTTTTCTCCACTTTCTTTTGTTAAGAATGATTTTAAGTGTGTCATAATTAATTATTAATTTTAATTGCGTCTTTTATGAAACTGTATAATTTATTTTTTATTTCTCCTTCACCAGTATCATTAGTAATTGGATCGGATAACTTATAACGAATTTCTGCTGAAGGTTTATCAAAGTCTTCTTCATTTTGATATTCAGTATACCATACACCATATTTGAAAGAATTTTTTGTATCATCTTCTTCGTTTGTTAATTTCTTAATTACAAACTTAATTGTATTTTCATTGAATTCTTTATCAAAACTCAATTCCATACCAGATCCAGCATTTTTGTTGTTGACTGGACCTGTTACTTCTGCAATTTTTGCAACTTCATATGGTTTAAAATCAAGTCCCTGATTTTTATTTAATTCATCTCTAAACTTAACATTCTTTTTGTTTAGTTCAGCGGTTTCATTGATTACATTTGCGAATGATCTACGAAATATTTCTTTCAATTTTGTTCGTATTTCGTTCTTTTTTGCATCTGGTACATTTGCATATAATGCACGTAAATATCTTTGAACATCACCGTCAGTACATCCAAGTTTTTTACCAGTTTCTTTGTTGTAAATACATTTACCTTTTATTTTATATGGCATAATACAATAAATATCAAGATTTTTTATTACTTTCAATTTTTTATTTATATTTATTTAACAGTAATACGACATTTCCTTTGTCGCAACATATAATTAATTAATCTTCATTGAAGTTCAAATCCTCAATAACTTCACACAAATAAGGAAAATAAATATGTCAAATCTATTAAAAGAAGCTATTGCTGACGCTAAGGCTGTACGTGCTACAGCACTTGCAAATGCAAAAGCTGCGTTGGAAGAAGCATTCCAACCAAAACTAGAAGCTATGTTAGCCGAAAAATTAAAAAACGAAATTTCTGAAGGTGAATATGGTTCAGATGAAGTATCTGAAACAATGCCAATGGAAATGTCCGCATCAGATGATGCAATGGATGAAGGAATGGAAATTACAGATGAAGAATTAAATGAAATTCTCGCTGAACTAGAAGGTGAATTGGATGAAGCAGGTCAAGTTGACCCAAATGTTCCAGTTGCACCAGCACCTGCTCCAGTTGATCCAGCCGCAGCAGCACCAGCTCCAGTTGCACCAGTTGATCCAATGGCAGCTCCAGTTGCACCAGCACCTGCTCCAGTTGATCCAATGGCAGCTCCAGTTGCACCAGCACCTGCTCCAGTAGCCGAAGAAGCTGAAGGAGAAGAAGTAGTTGATCTACAAGAACTTCTTGATTCATTGAACGAAGAAGAAACCGAAGAAGAAGAAATGGAAGAATCTATCGTCAATGAAGAAAAGGAAGAAGACGACGAAAAAGAAGAAAAGGTAGATGAAAAGATTGAAGATGAAAAGGTTGACGAATCTCTTCAAGCTGAATTGAACGAAGCTATGTCTACTGTTCAATATCTCCGTGATCAACTTAACGAAGTTAATTTGTTGAATGCAAAGTTGCTATATACAAATAAACTATTTAATCAATTTAACCTCGACCAAAAGCAAAAACTTAAGGTTGTGGAAACATTCGACTTGGCTAAGTCCATCCGTGAAGTCAAGTTGAGTTATACTATTTTGTCCGAATCATATAGTTTAGGTGGATCAGTTGTCAAAAAGACTAATACAACTGCAAAAACAATCACCGAAGGTTTGGCAAGTAAACCAGTTGCATCAACAGCTCCTGCAAAGGAATTGATTGTAGAAAACAGCAACGTGATGGCTTCAAGATTCCAAAAGCTCGCCGGAATTAAGAAGTAAAAAGTTAAATTAAGGTGAGTAAAAACTAACTATAAAATAAATTCAAATTATGAGTGATATTAAATCATTATTGACAAACAATATGAATCCACAGGCTAAGTTGATGACTGAAACCCGTGGATTGCAAAGCAAATGGGACAAGACTGGTCTTCTTGAAGGACTAGAAGGTGTCGATAAGGCACACATGTCCATCTTGCTTGAAAACCAAGCACAACAATTGTTGAACGAAGCTACCTCTACAGGTACTTCCCAAAACAGTGAACAATGGGCTGGCGTAGCTCTTCCATTGGTTCGCCGTGTATTCGCTGAAATTTCCGCTAAGGAATTCGTTTCAGTTCAACCAATGAACCTACCATCTGGTCTAATCTTCTATCTAGACTTCAAGTATGGTACTACCCGTGGTGGTCTTCCAGGCCAAAACGGTTACAACGGACAATCCTTGTTCGGTGGTACAGGACTAAAACTTGGTTCTACCGATACTGCAACAAACGGTCTATACGGTGTAGGTCGTTATGCATATACTGAAAACTTCACTTCTTCAGTATTGTCATTTACTACAGGTTCAGTAAGCTTCAGTGATGTTGACTTGAATTCATTATATGTTCCTACAGGTTCATACAGAAAACTAACTGTAAACGTCGGCGACAATACCGGCAACAGAATTGATTTGAATGCAGTAAGAAGCTTTGCTTTGAGCGGTTCATCAATTGATCCAACCCTACAAATCAATGAATTAACCAAGGTATATAACACTGGTTCATTGGCATCTCCATATTACAGAATTCAATTCATTGTAACTGGTTCACAAGCACCAACTCCAGGTAATGCTACATTGACATATACAGTACAACCTACCGATAACACCCGTGGCGACTTCGAAGATACCAATCCATTCAAGGGTGGCACAGGCAATGTTGGTATCAACCAAGGTACCGATATCAACATTCCAGAAGTTAACTTGGAACTTAAGAGCGAACCTATCGTTGCTAAGACTCGTAAGTTAAAGGCAGTCTGGACCCCAGAATTGGCTCAAGACTTGAATGCTTATCATAGCATTGATGCAGAAGCAGAATTGACTGCTCTCTTGAGTGAATATGTATCAATGGAAATTGATCTTGAAATTATGGACATGTTGATTAATGCAGCTCCTGCATTGACAACCGAAGCATGGTCTGCAGTAATCGGTAAAGACATCATTAAGGGTGCAAATGATGCTAACGGACTACCAACATTCACCGTAAACAACGATTCAACCAATCGTACTGCTTACGTAAAGAGCACTTGGTTCCAAACTCTTGGTAACAAGATCCAAAAGGTATCTAACAAGATTCATCAATTGACTCTACGTGGTGGTGCAAACTTCCTAGTAGTAGGTCCAGATGTAGCAACCATCTTGGAATCAATCCCAGGATATGTTGTTAACACAGACGGTGATTCTGCTAAGTTCGCAATGGGTGTAAGTCGTGTTGGTAGCTTCGCAAGTCGCTTCCAAGTCTACAAGAACCCATATATGCAAGAAAACACCATCTTGATGGGCTTCCGTGGAAATAACTTCCTAGAAACCGGTGCTGTATATTCTCCATACATCCCACTAGTACAAACTCCATTGGTATACGATCCAGTCAACTTCACACCACGTCGTGGCGTATTGACTCGTTATGCTAAGAAAGTAGTACGTCCCGAATTTTACGGTAAGATCTATGTATCTGACCTAGATCAAATCTAATCAATACTAAGATAGATTAAACAATGACCCCGGCAGAAATGCCGGGGTTTTTTATTTTGTAATTCTATTTATATTATATGATAAATTTAACTGATATAGTGGATGAAATTTTAGAAAAAAATGAACCAATGAAGTTGGTTAAAGATGTTCAAATAAGCGAACAATTAAAATATCATTTATATAGAAAACTTACATTAGAAGAAAATATATTTAGAATTTATAGTGAAGGATATTTTAAAATAGTAAATGAAGTTCGTGGTTTATACAATGATGACGCAATTGAATTAAATGATGATGATGTAGATATTATAGAAAGTGATTTAGGAATTAAAGCAATATATGAAGGTATAGAAGTTTATTTAGATGCGCCAATTGAATTGGAAGAAGATGAATATCTAAATGAGGTAAAACACAGAGGTAGAACTGTACATCTTAGTAGACCATTTAGAACTCCAGGAGGACCAAAGAAATTTGCTGTATATGTAAGAGGTAAGAATGGTAACATCAAGAAAGTTACATTTGGTGATCCTAAAATGAGAATTAGAGCTAGTAGTAAAGCTCGTAGAAAAAGTTTTAGAGCTAGACATAGATGTAGTCAAAAGAAAGATAGAACTACAGCCGGATATTGGAGTTGCAGAAGTCATAGAATTAAATCTTTAGGTACCAAGAGTAAGGGCAAATATTGGTGATATGGAATTTCCATTTAAAGAAACACATTTACAAGATAATTTATATCTAAGAGAATTTGAAGAAAATGTAGATATAGATGATTTGGAATGGCACAGAGACAGAGAAGATAGAATTGTAGAAATAATTGGTGCAACAGATTGGCAATTACAAATGGATAATGAATTACCAAAAACTATGTCTGGTAAACTTTTTATACCAAAAGAAGTTTGGCATAGAATTATTAAAGGAAATGGTGATTTAAAAGTTAGAATAACTAAATTATAATATATTTATAAACAATGAGTGCTAATTTAGATCAAGATAGAGTAAGATGGCCAGGTAGCGGTAGTGCTGTAACTACTGGAAGCATACCATTTGGATTTTATTTGACAGAACCTACTCCTGTTAGTTTAACAGCAAGTGTTGGATTTTTTGAATATGACTGTGAAAAGAGCGCAGAGTGGGCTGCAAAAAGAATGGGATATCCAATCATTGACATTGAACTAATTGATGTAAATTTTTATGCAGCATTTGAAGAAGCTGTTAATGAATATGGTGCTCAAGTAAATCAATTTAATATCAGAAATAATTTATTGAATTTACAAGGATTAAGCACTGCAAATAATCCTAATATTACAGGAAAAAATGTTACCGGAACAGGATTACCATATATAATACAATTAGCTAAAGGATATGGAAGTGAAGTTGGTGTAGGTG